TGCACAAGATCCAGAGGTTCAAGAAGAAGAGTATGAAGTTGAAACTCCTGCACCAAGGGAAACAGTTTCCTCAGTAGCGAGAGGTTCAAGTGAAATAGATGATGACGATACGTTATCCTATTTCCAAAAACTCGCAGACGACTAATAGTTAAGGGGTCTTACGACCCCTTTTTTTATTTTATTTTTTATTATGAAACTTAATTACATTAATGTGGTTGATAATATAGTTTCAGAAAAATTACAAGATGAGATAGAGGAAGCGTATGTTTCCTCATTTTTTCCTTGGAATTATTTTGAGCATTCTGTAGGTGTTGGTGAATATAAAATGACTGATAATACATATGACTCTTCTTTTTTCAGTCATACACATTACAAAAATGGCCGAGATATAACAAACTATATTCCTGATGTCAAAAATATCCCTCATACATTTGCCGATAAAAATAAAATTAATATTAGAAATATTAATAGAATCCGAGCAAATTTAACTAGAAATTTTACTGATTACAAAGAGTGTAATCACTCTGCAATACATAGAGATTGGAATCATATATTTTCACCAGATTCTCCACTCATGTTTTGTTCTTTATTGTATTATGTCAATGATAGTGATGGAGACACTAAGTTTTTCGATGAAAATTATAATCAAATAGAGTCAGTCACACCAAAAAAAGGAAGAGCAGTTTTTTTTAATTCAAATATATTACACGCAGGAAGTAATCCTATTAAAAATGATATTAGAATAGTTATTAACTATACACTAGAGATTGAAAAATAATTTCTAAGGCATTGTCACGTTTAAATTTTCTGTTTGTACAATATTATCACTTACTCTTTGTGATGAAGGTTCGTAAGTCATTACGTCTTTAAAGTCATCAATAAATTGTTGTAAAAATCCTCTCTTCAATACATAAATATTTCTTTTCTTTTCATTTTCAAACGTTTCATATAAGTAGTTGCTTACAGACGCAACAGGATCATTGATAGCTACAACATTTGTTCCTAGTTTTGTGAGATCATTTGTTTTTACTTCACCGCCATCTTGATAGAATAATTTGAAGTCTTGATTAACAACCTTTCCTTTCTTAAGAACTATTCTACCACTTGAGTCTTTTACTTCCACTGTTTCAAAATGATGTGTGGCATTTAAATTATTACCGTATTTAAGTAGTGAATATTCATACAAATCGTTATTTGATAAAGGCCATTCATTTCTGATATTAACTATACCCGATGATACGATAACCACCCAATCAAGTTTATCATTTCCATATAATTCTTCTGCAACATTTTCAGGTCTAAACCCTTCAGGAATTTCATACTTATCAAAAAGAGTTAATATATTTTGTAAGTCTTCCCTTAATTTAACTCTACGAAATAAATTTTTTGCATCTACATAATCTAATGAAGAGTTTTTATCAGATAAGAAAGACGGATATCTTAGTGTTGGTAGTGTTTTAAAATACATTAGAATCCAACTCCTTGTGGTGACTTTTCATAATCATCAAAGTAAATAGGTTCAATTTCCTTAAATTGAAGATCAAGTTGCATTGAGATTGGTGTAGCATCATCATATGTTGCATACACACCCTCACCAGTATAGTTCACAGAGACATTAGTAAGAAAGCACTGTTTAAATTTATTTAAGAATGGATGATCACTGTTTCCTTTTCTATATCTTAATTCAAATAGGTTAGGTGTCTTCATGAACACAGCACTACCACCGATTGTATCGCCACCAGTTTTTGGTGCCATATTTTGTTTAAATGATCTAATAATTAATTTACATTGTCTTGCCTCTTGAGCACTACGGGGTGTCATTTTAAATGAAAAACTGAAACTTCTTAAAGATGGGCCATTGAATAGTAATTCTAAGTTTGGATTGAATATCTGACCACTTGATCTTGCGAGAAGTTGTTCTGGAGAAACATTCGCACCAAATATTCCCATAGCAGAGGATGTCGCTTTTACAGTCAACCCCATTTTAGCAGCATCAATCAATGCATCAGTGTCTCCTGCAGTTAAATTTCCTCCAATATCACCTTTTATCTTTTCAAGTCCTTCCTCTGTGCTCAAATTTCCTAATGCCATCTGCACTGAAGTGGCACCAGATTTCATAACACCCATCATTGCACCGGCAGCAGCACCGGTGAGAGTGTTCATTTTACTTTCACCATAGTTAGCAGTGTTTCCATCTTTTATATCAGAGGGTATCTGTAAAATAATCGTACCCGTGTTCATCACTGACTTGGTTGCTAGTGATCCAGAACGTGTTTGACCCACACGATTATTTAATGTATTTCTTCCAAAACCTTTAGCACCTATAAGTTTCGCATTGTCTGAATTTCTGAAATATTCTTTAATATCAATTTGTAAATAATCTGTTGTTCCTGTCAACGCTTCCAAAGGGTATCTTAAGATACCACCACGTTTTTTAGATTGTGGAGGAGTACGAGGTGGTTGTGAAGTTACCTCACTATTTGAAACAGGATTTGGATTTTCAAATGTAGGTAATGGTTGATTATTTGCAATCGCAGCTTTTGCATTATTCTGATATTCATCAGATGCATAGTATAACTCTTGTTCTTTGTAATTAGGAGGGAAATTGACCATATATCTCTTTTTTTAACTATTTAGACGATATTTTCCAAAAGGTAATGCTTGAAGGTCTTTTATCTCTTGGGCAGTGACCTGATATACACCACCAACAACCTCATTGAAGGTATAACTTCTAGACTCACCCCAGTGAAAATTGACTCCAACAAATCCCCATGAGTATACATTTGTTACTGCGACCAGAGGGTTTTGATCGTATCTTATTCCAGAAGTTTTTGGTCTATACACAAATGTATAATAGTTACCAGCTTGTGGTGTACCACTTTCAGATAACAAATCAATTATTTCCACCATCAAATCATCAGGATCTTCAATCCCAATCAAATCATCTAATGCTGGTGCGATACGACTCATTTGATTCCTAGTTCGTCCTCTGTCATTACCTTAAATTCATAAAGTCTATCTTTACAATACTCAGTGGCAGCTTTCCACTTTGCTTGATTCCGAGCATATTCATATGCTTCATATAGATAACTTTTTGTTTTTCTTTTTGGTTTAGTTGGAGGTTTTAATTGTTTTTTTGGTTTTACTTCAATAATATATTTCTTTATCTTACCTGTAGTTTCCTTTAACTTGACGTAAAAGTCTGGGAAATATCTGTGAATCTTTCTATCTACAGGAGATCTATATGGTATTGCAATCTCTTCGCTTCCCCATTCAAGAATATTCTCATTCAAATCACAGTAAACCATGAATTTTCTCTCCCATAGGGATCGATATATGATATTTGTATGGTTTCCTTTGTATTTTCTTGGGTATGTAGGAGAATATCTTCCCTTATATGACATAAATAGAATTATAATAAAGTCATATAGGTATTTAGTGTGAGTTTTATACAAAAAATCACAATGAATGATGCCAAAGTAAAATTTGGTAGTCTATCTTTGAATAATCAATATCAGGTTCACTTTGCAGGGTTTAATGGAAATGTGACAAGATATTTAAGGTTTGAAAAAAGAATTAATAACGCACAGGATTTTATCAGTCGTGAGGCTGGACTACTTTGTAGTGATGCTTCACTACCTGCAAGTGCTTTTGCTACAGCAGAGGTAAAGGATAACTTCATAGGAATACCACAGGAGTTTGCACACTCTCGTTTGTATACTGATATAGATTTTACTTTTTATGTTGATGATGATTATACAATGTTGAATATTTTTGAAGGGTGGATGGATTATATTTCAAGTGGTGCGGAAAGAGAAGTCGCAGACTTTCAAAAACCATTTTATCGTAGAATGAGATATCCAGATACTTATAAGTGTGACACCATGTTTATAAGTAAGTTTGAAAAAAATGCTAAGAGGATACTAAGGTATCAGTTTATTAATGCTTTTCCTAAATCAATCACCCCACAACCAGTTCAATATGGCCCAGCAGACCTACTTAAAGTTAATGTAAGTTTCAACTATGATAGGTATATCGTTGCAAATAAGTTAGGTTTGTGATATACTACTAAATAAAACTACTGATTAGATAATTATGCCATTACCAAAGATTAATACTCCAACGTATGAATTGACTTTACCATCAAATAATAAAAAAATTAAGTATCGTCCATTTCTTGTTAGAGAAGAAAAAATATTGATTCTTGCATTAGAATCATCAGATGCCAAACAAATCTCAAGTTCCATAGTTGAGATTATGTCAGACTGTATTGAGACTAAAACCGTTGATATAACAAAGTTACCAAGTTTTGATATTGAATATTTGTTCTTAAATATCCGTGCTAAGTCAGTTGGTGAGACAGTAGATGTGATAATTACTTGTCCAGATGATAATAAAACAACAGTTGAAGCAACTATTAATATTGATGATATTAAAGTAAAGAAAACAAAAGGTCATAAGAATGTTGTCAAACTAGATGATACATATTCTATGAAATTGAAGTATCCATCAATGCAACAATTTATTGATGCTAATTTTGACTCTGAACAAGAAATTAATTCTGTAAGTCAATCATTACAAATGCTATCAACCTGTATAGATATGATATATGATAATGAAGAAAGTTGGGATGCTGCTGATAGTACACCTGAAGAACTAAATGAATTTATTGAACAGTTGAACACTAAGCAGTTTAAAGAGGTTGAAACTTTTTTTGAAACTATGCCTAAGTTAGAGCATATTGTTGAAGTGACAAATCCCAAAACAGGGAAGGCAAGCAAGGTGAAATT